TTTTTACCGCTACTATCCATACGGTTTTTACCGCGACCTGTAGTCATAAACTTTAAGTACTCGTGTAATTGATCAGCAGTTACTTTTGTGAATTCATCAACCGCCGCAGGTAAATTGTTCATGAAACCCATACGATTAATAACTGCATTACCTGTATCACCCCAGACTTGAATTAAATTTGCATTCATAGCAGGATTACCATACACGCTAGTCATAGTTTGTAAGATTGTAGATTTACCTTGACCGGACTCAGGATTGTATAAATTAATTACGGCAGACTTTTCTTTTGATTTAAAGAAAGGCATAAGTAATGAACCAAATGCACAGAAGAAACCAAAAGCTCGTAGTTCCATACCGGGTCTTTCGTATACAGATACAGCTTTCTTCCATAGATCAAATGAACCTCTCTTATCTAATGCAGGATTAACATCTTTTAAATCCTCAGATACAGGAACATACTTAATACCAAAAGCACTTATTTCTCTATTACCAATAAGTATCTTTTTAAAGTCTTCTGTCCAACCATATTGCTTATACATCAAAGTTGATGGTTTTTGTTTTTGTTGGTTCGATATAACTGCCATGATGTAATAAATAACTTCATCTAACTGCTTACCATTTCTAACAATACCTTTAGCAGCTAAAATCTTACGTGCTTCATCTCGTGACAATAACTGTGTAAGTGGTGCTATAAATTCTTGGACACCATCTTGCGGAAGATGTATCTTAAACCATGCACAGAAACCCGATGCATCTTTATCGTTTAATATTTCTACAAGGTAGAAATCATAGTCATATATTAATACGGATTCTTCTTGTTCATCTTGTGTAGTTTTGTAGACACCGCCATTCTTCCCTCTAAAGTATGGAAATGGATAGTCAGGAACGTGGTAAGTTACTGTTTCACCTAATGCTTCAGACTTTGCTTGAATAACATTATCTGCACCTTTAGCACGTAATACTACTCTACCTAGTTCTATAGGTGATGTTATTTTACCTTTATGTTTACATCCATCACATCCTTCAGGACGTAATCCTTCGAATTGTTTACATGTATGCCAATGTGGAATGGCATTTGCCTTAGCTTCCGTTCTTGCATATGTGTATTCGGGATGATGTTTAGATATATTATGAATAGCGGCTTCAGCATCTTCACAGAATGCTGCAATAGATAATCCTGAACGCCATAAGGGTTCTTCTATGCTTGCTTGTTTAGTAATGATATGTGTAAGTTGAGAACAACCATCACCTTTGCGGCAACGTTCTATAATCTTCATAAATTTAGATGAGTTGTTACCTAAGATAGCTTTTGTAGCTTCATCTAAAGGACGTTTAAATCGAGGTTTATCTGTAAGATGTATTGGGATTAATCTAGCTAGTTCATCAAAAGGTGTAGCAACACCTTGATTTAAAACAACTACTACTACAGGATTAGTTACATCTTTAAAATTTTGTGTGCCTGGGACTCGTAAGATACGTGACATATCAGCAGTGCATGCGCCATCTGCTTTTAAACCATGTTTAACACACAGGAACTTTAAACCTTCAGCAACAGGTTTCCATACAGCTTTATCTATAGGTTCTGTTAAAGACCAGTAACAATGAATACCATTACCAGAGTCTACAATCGTTGGAGCAGGTAAGCCTGTGGTATCTGTAAAACTTCTTAGTGCTATTAATGCAGCATCTTTAGTTTCGTAGTCTTTCCATTTGCGTTTTTTAGCATCAAAGCCACAATCAATATCTAACCAAAAGATACGTTGCTCTTTTGCGTTTATAGCTTTACGTTCTGTTTTATCAACCCATGAAGAGCAAGCAAAATATACATCTTGTTTATCATCTAAAAATCTATTTGCTACTGATACTGCTTCATCGATTGTATCTACAAATTTAGGCGTTACTATATTTTTTTGGTCTTTACCGAGAATACAATAGTATCCACTTTCGGGCCATACACTTTGTAAAAAATCTTTTGTTTGCATTATTCTCTCGAAATAAAGTTTGTATTAGTGCTATCTTATGCAATAGACAGATAGCGGTGCCTTGTTGACCTGGTCACAAATATTTAGGAGATTCTATGACCACCCACTTGCATTGTAGTTATTTTGTTTTTAGCTTTTCAACAAATGCTCTAACTGTAGAGTCCAAATGTCGAGATGGTTTTGTTTTACCAGAAAACCAATCATACACTGTTTGCCTAGAAACGTTAAGTTCTTTCGCTACTTGACTTGCAGGGTATTTTAATGCTATGCACAACTTACCCAAAAGAGTGCCGGTTGTTTCGGCAGCCCTTTGGTTAGCTTCTATAATTATCTGTGAATAGCCCCTCATATTATGAAGTCCAATCTGATACTAAATCATCTAAACTTACATCACCTTGATCTGCTTTAGGGGCAGGGGGTGGTGTTGGTTTATCAGATGCACGAACAGTAGGTTCAGGAATCTCATCTTCTACTTTAGCTACTTGAGGACGTTGAATAGGTTGTTGTTTCTTACTTTCAAACTCTTCACCATCTTCATCTTTGTTTACATTGACTGATAAACTAATAGCACGTTTAGCTTCTTCTGATGTTGACTTAGCTGAACATACGGCATACTCTTCATCATTCAAAACTCTAATTGGTTTAAAACCAATCTTAGTGCTTGATGAGTCTTCGTCAAACGATACTCGTGATACGACAGACATTAAGTTTTGACCATTAGCACGAACATAGTCTGTGTATTCATGTAAAGGTTTGCGGTCTTTTGTTCCGTTACCAAAAATAGATTGCGCAGGTAATGTCATTTGATATACATCGCCATTCATATCATCAGCACGAACAACTGCAATACGTCTACTAAATCGACAGGCCTTAGTGCCAGACGGACCAGAACCTTTAATATTTTGTGGACAAGCTAAACATGTTGTAGCTTGTGGTTCAGGAACAGCTTGGTCTGGTGCTTGACTATCTGATGACCAACATGATGGTGGTGGCATCTTTTCACCGGGCGTATATGCTTTAGCATAAAACAATCTGTGAACATGTGGAGATGCATTAACAATAACTACATCAAGAGCGTCTTGATTAGACTTCTCAATCTCTTTACCATTAACCATCAATCTAAATTTACTACCTCGTATGGAAATACGTTTAGCAGTAACAGAACTACCGGTGATGTTAGCAGTGAAGCCATCATCTCTACGTGTTGTTGTTGATACTGCGTTGCTACCAAATACATCTAAATCTGTACTCATACATTCTCCTTATTATCTCTACTTTTAGTTATTCTTACTGTGTATTCACTTGTTGCTTGTAATCCCGGCAGTGCTTTGTCAGGGTTTTGCTCCAAATAATCTTTTATTGCTGATTGCACTAAACGCTTTTCGAAGAATTCAGGCAACCTATTTTCTAAAATAAAATCATACATTTGCGGCCAATCACTTGACCAATACCTTGTCTTCAATGTTCTTGATAAGGTACCTACTTTAGTTTTTAAACTAGTTACATTTAAAGTTCTACATGCTTCATTTAACGCTAAATCTACTTTATCTTTTGCAACTTTAATTTCAGTAATTTCATTTTCTAAATCAGCAATCTTATCTCGCATGTTGACAGATGCTTGCATTAGTTTTTCTATTTTATTGTCATCTAATTCCATACCCTCTCCTTTCAAATATTAAGAATAACAGTATATCACAACTATTTACTTTGTCAACTATTTTTAAAATTAAACAATACCCACTCAGCAAACCTAATTAACTCTATAGGTGAGGCATTATGTTTCATTGTGTTAGCTTTGTGGCTTATCACTCTAACATTACCTTTTACATAACCTTTTGAATTATCTATTCTATCTAGTGATGGAGAGTTAGAAGTAGGTCCTGGGTTCTTTCCTTTAATGTAAACTTTAACTATAGGGATACCTAGTATAGGGCATATGATAGGAATGTCTATATCTGTTCTATCTATATTAAACTCAAGCCCTTTATCCTTTGCTCTTCTTTTTGCCATTGAACATAAGACTCTTTCAGGATGTTTTATTCTATAGTTAGCACTATGTTCTGCATAATCAATTTCATTATCTTCTTTATATTTTTTAATCTTATCCACATTGTTATTACGCCATTCTTTATAATATTCTCTTCTATCTTTATGCATTTACATGTTCCTTTCTATAAACTTTTTATAAACTCTTTATATTCTTGTCTATCCATATAAGCTTTTAATACGCCTTTTATATGTTTAATAAGAGGTTTATTTTTATCTACATCTTCATACGGCGGGTCTTTTTCAAATTCAATTAACAGTGTGCAATATTTTTTTAACTCTTCTATTAATATTTCTTGCACTTCATCCATGTATAAATCTATATTTCCTTGTATATGAGTATCTATGCTTAACGTAGGGTATTCCATAGACCAATCATTTGCTCCTGTTTTATTATATTCCATCTGCAAACTCCTCCTTGTAAAGGTCTACTAATTTAATATGGTTATCAATTTTACCTTGCAACATTTTATAAATTTTTTGTTCAACAGGCGAACCTTGTAGATGCACTACGGTCATCTTATTTTTTTGTCCCGCT